ACATAATTATTTAATTCGCCACTAACAAAAGGTTTATAATTAAATTCTACGCCACTTAATTTTTGAATAATTAAAGGTTGACTTTGTTTTTTAATGAGGCTGTTTCAGCTACAACTGTTCCATCTAAAAATGTAGCCTCTAATGGCGAACAGGAAGCACCATTATTATCAACAAATCCTTCAATTGGGCCTTCTGAGACAAAATCTGATGCCGTTAAGTCGGCACTTGATAGCAATAAGTCATTAGCAAGTGGAGGCATTAATCTAGCAAATCCACTACTTAGTCTATCAGCATTAGCTTGATTTACATTAGTTCCACCACCCTCTGGACCGTCTTCACTACCAAAAATAGAGTTTTCGTAAACCTTTTTGTATTTTTCTAATAAATACTCTTTCATCGCTAAGTTCTATATAATTCAGATATAGAGCTTCCGAAAGATTTTTGTATTTTTAATAATGCATTTGTGTTATTTGCTGAAAATCTTCTTTGAAGCTGTGTATCTTCATGCAGTTCAAAATTTGTAACAGATGTACCAACAACATAAGACCCAACTCTTAATTGTCCATAAACAATAGGTATAGCTCTGCCTTGAACTGCTGTGTTACTTGGATTTTGGAATAAAAAAGATGAGTTTCTAATAGAAGCTCTTATGCTCGCTTCGTTAGGTTCGTTTTCTGGAATAGGTGTTAATAGATACATAATTCCAGCTATAATTAAACCAACTCCCAAAGCTATAAAAAATGCAGAGACGGCAACACTTGTTGCACTTATACCTATACCCACAGCTACAATACCTAACACTACAGCAAGAGCGCCTCCACCATGCCCCATTAAACAAGGAACTATGTCGACTTGATTTATATTTTTTTCTTTTTGATTTAATTCAAATGCATTTTTTGATTTCCCGTTGACGATTATTTCATAATGACCACCTTTTTTTGATGCATTAATAATTGAATCTCTAAATCCTGGCAGAATGCATTCTATTGCTTTAACCACATCGGAAGGTTTATTAATATTACTAAATTCAAAAGAATCTCCATAATCTTTTGATAATTTACCGTGTAATTTTATTTTTGTCATCATTAGTAAGAGCTCCCTCCTCCGCCACCGACACCGCCAGCGCCAGCTGAACTTGAAATACTACCACCAGCAGTGGTCTTGCCAACTGTTTCATTCCTGTTTGTTGCTTTAATTTGTGTTTCTATTGTGTTAGATCCGACTCTTAACTCTCCGTATCCTATGGGCGCATTAAGATATTGTTGAGTAAAATTAGATTTAGATGCAAACCAAAAAGAATTACCCCCTAACTGAGCAACCACTAATTTTGGTTCGTTTTCGGGTATGGGCGTCATTAAATATTGTATACCAGCCATAACTAAGCCAATAGCTAAATTAACAGCAAATGCTACAAGAAATGGGCCACTCCCACCAATATAGGGAACTATATCTATTTTTTTTATTTCTTTTTTTTCTAGTGCTTGATTAGCATTTTTTACTAAATCTCCGTCTACAATAAATTGGTAATAATTATTTATTGACGCCTCTTTTAAAAAAAAATTTTTAAATCCATCGTAATTAGCGTCTATAGCAAAAACAGCATCTATAGGAGTTCTTATATTTGCCATTTTATGAACAGCTTTAAATTTTTTAGAAACTAATCCATGTAATACTATTTCAGTCATGCTATTTCCTCCATTAGTTGTTCAAAATGTTCTTTTTTTGCGTCTGAATATTCTGGAGTATGAACACCAAATTTGTTGTTTTTAGTGCAATAAATTAAAAATGGATAACAAATAATATCAGCAGATTGAATATCAAATTGAGAGGCGTTTTCTGTTCCGTCATTATGAGAATGATAAATAGCCACAATATCATTATTGTTTTTAACATGGAGAAACTCTTTTGCTGGTATATAAAATTCATTCTTTTTATCTTCTGCTCGATTTTCGCACATGATTAAATCTAATTCTCCATCTTTATGAACGACAAAACCACAACGCTCTTGTGATGTATCTTTTTCGCACTCAAATTCTATTTTGCTTTTTATACTCATTAGTAAGAATATTTCTCCGTTCCTGGGAATCCTCCATAAGGAAGATCTTTATTGTTATTTATTCCTCCGAAATCTTCGTTTGCGTATCTTAATCTACAACCGAATAATTTTTTAGAGCATTCATCTTTTATCCATAAGTCTGGTTTTTTCTCTGGTGGTGCGCCACTAGCTGACGTATGGCCACTTTTACATATGTAATAAACTGGGTGTTGTTGATAGTAATTAGATGTAAGACCTTGCCCCTCACTTACTCTGTCACTAAATTTAAAAACATAATCACCTTGTACATATGCAACCCCAGTATCCCAAAGCCCTTTATCGTCTATACAAGCGTTAACAGTTGTTTTTTCGTCATGACTATTGGCTTTAGATCCATCGTTTGGAATTAGATCGCTATTTAACCTAAAAGTACTTCCTGCGCCAGTTACAAACGTTACATCATCTGATGTTCCTATGGGTCTATCGTGTTTTGCTTGTGTTTTATTATATCCATATCGACATCCAAAACCTCTGTAAATCCAAGTGCAATATCTTGATGATATTTTTCTTGCTGGTATTTCTATATTTTCAAGCTCTAAGCTTGATACTAGCTCAAATTCTACTGCTAATTTATTTTCTGTTACTTTTCTAGAAATAAAGTATTTATCATCTGGCATTCTTGCGCTCGGATTGGCTGTTCCATAAGGATTTTGGTTATTAGGAAAGTTAGCATCATCTAAAAATTTCAAAAATGTTCTTTTTCTTACTACTTTTGCATTATTTAAGTTATCAAAGCGCCTTAGAAGAGATGAGACATAAAGTCCAGCATTTGATACTTTTAGGATTGGTCTGGGCAGTCTTTGATCTCCTAATATATCAAATCCTTGAGATTCCAAAGCCAAAGGCAAATATTCTTGACCATCGAATATTATTACGCCTCCTATTCCGTTTGTGCCTCCATGAAAATTAAGCTGAGATTGCGAATCATTCTGATAATCATAGTACAAAGTATATAGCTCCAACAACGCTGTTGGTTCCACATCAAAAATAGCCCTTGCAAAATCTTGATTTATTCCATTTGCCATGTAGTATATTACACCGAAAAATATAAAAATAAAATGTGCCCTACAAACATTTCATATAGAAAATATACATCCAAAGATTTTGAAGATGTATTTAAGCTTTTTCTTAAATTTCAAGCAAAAGCTAAGCTAAGCCAACATCATAGCATATGTAAAGACCAAAAACCAATATTTTTCTTACCTTATTTAAATGGCGAGTTAAAAAAAATAATTAAAGATCACAAATATCATTATGTTGGCATAGACACAGATACAAATACTATTATAGCCTATGCGTGTTTTCATGATAGCAGCCTCGCTGAAGAGGCAGTTGATTTAATTTTAGTTTTTAAAGACGAAACAATACCTTATAATAAATTCCTTAAATACTTATTATTATTAACAATGCACAACGAGTTTCCTAATAAAAGGATTTTCGCATGTTTGAATAAAAGAGACAAATACGATAAATATGTCAATTTTATGAAAAAGTGTTTTAAAATTAATGTCATGCGAAAAGATCAGTTCGATAGGGTATATATAGAATTTTTAAAATGAGAGTTTGCGAAAATTATAAAATAATACCTTACGAATCTAAATATTTAGACGAATTATCTTATCAAATAATGAAATTCCAACGTAAAGCTAAAACAGCATATTACGAATCAGATATAGAGTATAAGACGTTTACTGAAAAATTTGCTTTTTTTAAATCAAAAACAAAAGATTTGATAAACTCTTGTCAGTACAATGACGTTGTAATTGACGAAAAAAGTAATAAAATTTTTGGATTTTGGTGTTTTAAGATAGAAAATGGAGTGTGTTACGTTGCTTTTATGTTTAAATCTCAAGAATTTAAAATGAATACAACAATGTTTAAAGCCTCCTACGAAGCTTTTAATGGTATGAAACCATTAGGCTTTAATGAAGTTCATACTACTTTAAGTAGGAAAGAAAAAAAATATTTAAATTTTTTAAAAAGATATTATAATATAACAATTAAAGACGGTAACCCAATTCATGCAATTTTTCACATATGAAGCATATATATAAAAAATTAGATGCAATTATTGATAATTTTAATAAAATAGCCTACAGAAATATATTATATACCGTCAAGCCTTATGATGTTGAGAGTATTTTATCTGAAGAAAATTTAAACAAAATATCAGCCGAAGGCGATTTAGAAAAACCTTACTCTGTTGAACGAAAAGATAATTACAATAGTATTGTTTTAGACCAGAAAGAACTTTTTAAAATAAAATTAAAAGAAATGGTTGAGAAATCAACTGGAATCAAAAGAAGATATTCTGGTTTCTTTTGGTATCCTCCTAATGGTTTTTGTGGATGGCATACAAATAATAATGCTCAAGGAGAGCGTATTTATTTTACTTGGGCCGCTGAAGATAACAAAAGCTTTTTTAGGTATAAAGACCCAGATACTGGAGAAGTTATTACAGACTGGGATAAAAAAGGGTGGCAACATAGAAAATTTTTAGTTTCAAAAGACAAACCTTTCTGGCACTGCGTTGGCTCTCAGACAAATAGAGTGTCGATAGGTTTAAAACTAGACTACAATTAAAGTGTAAACCTTGTAAAGAAATATAAAATTATGTCACATTTTCAAATTTTATACAGAAAAAATTCGTTAAACTCAGTAGAAGAAGCTCCATTACACAATGAGGCAATAAAATTATTCAATAAAATTGAATCTACAAGCGAAAAAACTGCTATAGAAGTTATACACGCGTCTATTTTAAAAGATAATATTATTATAAATAAATATGAAAGAACAGAAGAAATTGCCATTGAAAACGGCGAAGATGATGTAATTTTAATCGATTCAGACAACGAAGATTTTGAATAATTAAAATACCCGTTTATTTCATAATGTTTGATGCTTTTGGTGTAAAATACATAAATGTCGCTTACAAATATACACTTACTAGAAAAAGAAATTCGCGCAAGTTTCGATGTTACTCGTTTTTCAAGCGGAGATTTTGCTGGGCGCATCACTACATTTCTTTCTATTTTTTCTTCTAATTCACCACATTTTACCAGTATTATAAGAGAATACAATCGAAAATTAAGCCTATTTAATCTTTCAAGCCAAATTATTACCCCCATAGATGCTGGGTTTAGACCTTTGGACGATTCTTTTTTTGGCACAATTATAGAACCAAGAAAACAATTCAGTCAAGGTAGTTCAAGTTCGGATGTTCAACAAATTTGGAACAATCTCGCTTCTACAACCTCATCAGTGCAATTCATTAAACGATCTACAACAACCCCAGATGGCATTCAAGATAATATTCAAGCACCATCGAGTGATAGAAGGATAAGAATATTTTCCTTCAATCAACCGATCGGTTATGGTTCTGGCAATTTTGCCACAGATCTTAATTACCCTGTTAGATTTAGAGTAAGTTTTACTGTAACAGAAAATAGCGGTCATTCCGTGACCCAAAAACTTAACTCTGGGCAGTCCGTCGACAGAGTCAATCCCATTACTGACGCCGCAGTGTATTTTTTATACAAAGATGATGATGAGATTGTGAACTATCCAAAATATTTAAATAAAAACTTTTTTCCAGTAACTGCTGGCTTTAATGCTTTTGAGTTTGAAATGTTTAATGATAACGATAATTCTAAACCAGCTATGGATATTATGATACATGCAGGTGCAATTCTTGATATAGATATTGAAAAAATAGAAGTAAGACAAATATCAGATTAATGATTTGACTTTTTAAATATTTACTTTATATTATTAAATATGAGTAAATGGACGGAAAAACAAAGAGGGGCTTTCTGGAAAAGAGAAGGTAAAAATGGCAAATATTTAGCTGGTTACGTAGTAATAGAGGGCAAAAAACACCCTGTAACGGTTTTTCCAAATCAATATAAAGAAAAGCAAAATCAACCAGAATTTATCATATACGAAACTTTTAATAATAATTAAAATACTACGCAACATGATAAAGATATACGATAATGTTTTAACGGAAAAAGAATTAAAAAATTTTGTTTCTGATATAAATTCATTTGCGGGTAAAATTGTTTGTCCTCACACAGACGATTTATTAAATGCCACTTGGAGAGATGATACATTAAATGAATTAAGACCTAACTCTCAATGCATGAAAGGCACATACACTGGGACAAAAAATAACAAACAAAAATTTCATAACTCAGAAAAAGTCAAAGAAACTCTTAAATCAAGAATACACGAAAAGGGGCATCTCCAACAATGGATAACAAAAAAACATTTTCCTAAAAGTTTATCTAAAATAGCCTCAATGTATCCTTGTGATTTTGCTGGTTTTGAGTGGTGGTGTTATGATTCATTAAATTTTGGCGGTCAAGGATTAGCTATATCTAGACATATAGATTGCGACGCGGCTCTGTTAATGTTGTCTGGAAGTGTAATATATCCAGATTATACATTTTTATTTTATGATGATGTTGACGAAAATTTAAAGGGTGGAGACTGCATTTTTTATGACGAAGATGATAAAGAGTTGCAAAGAGTTAAACCAGTGGCTAATAGATTAGTTGTCTTTTCTGGCGGAATACCCCATGCTGTAGAAACCTTTTCTGGCAATCGAAGAAGTTATGTTTTCCTTGCTTGGAAAAATAGACCAAGAGAATTTATGTAAGATGTATGCACCAATATATTTTCATGAAGAATTAGATGGTGTAATTTGGGAAACAGAAAGATTATTATCTAAAAATCATGAGCCCCCTTTTGCTGTTAGAGCAAATAAAATGACATCAGCAAAAGGTCGATTTGGCAAAAGATGGCATAGCGAATCAACGGATAATTTACATCTTTCCATTGCTTTGCCAAACCTCAACTTATATAATTTTACTCTTTTGTCAATGT